TAGTAATGCTAATATTAGTAATGGTCAATGTAAATATCCTGTACACTTTGCAGTTGATATGAACTCATACCCTGATACATTTTCTCAAGTTTATGTAAGTGGTCAATTTAATAGCTGGAGTGGTATTGCTGATTCATTATCAGATTCTGATAGTAATGGTATTTGGACTGGTACTATAGATATCCTAAATAATCCAGGTTGGTTATGGAAGTATTCGGTTGATAATTGGTCAGACCAAGAGTTACCACCAAATATGCAAAATAATCAAAATCCATACGCACAATGTTTCTTACTTGATGCTTATGGATTTACTAATAGAAATTTAATTGTAAACGGAGACTCGGTAGTATTAGATACTAATTGTTGGGAAAAATGTTTAGATTGTGCAGACATTATCGGATGTACCGATAGTACTTCAAATGAGTTCAACCCATGGGCTACTGTTAGTGATGGGCTATGTACCGGTGACCCTGCCGCATCTCTTAATTGTTCTTCCAACCAAACTTATATAGATGTACAATTCACCCCTGATACCTATGGCGGGGAATCGAGTTGGATTGTTTACGATGACAACGGAGCAGTTTATACTGCATCCCAAGGTACATTCTCAGGCAAACCCCAAGGTGTACCTATCTCACATTATATGTGTGTTGATACAAACGTACTAATAGATATTGTAATTAGCGATAGTTATGGTGATGGTTTAAATGGTACTCTTTATGGCGGTTCAGTAGATGGGGACTTAAAAGTATATGATTGTTCAGGTAATCTTTTATGGGCATTATCCGATACTATCCCAAATGGAAACTTTGGATACCAATTCACCTCACCTCAGTTTAGTACTGGTGGTATATGTTCATCTGGTAGTTCAGATGTATATGGGTGTATGAATCCGTTCTCAACCACATATAACCCAAGTGCTACAATAGACACAGGCTCTTGTGGAGCTCCACGAATAGTAGGATGTATTGATACATCAGCATTTAATTATATAGATACCGCTAACACCAGCGAAATAATGACTGGTAACTACACTCTAAAAATTTACGATGGTGCTGCTAATGGTTGGGGTGGTACTTGGTTAGGTATCAAACAAGGTAGTAACTTATCTCCTCAATATAAAATGGGTCCTAATGATGGTTATAATCAAACATTTGATGTACCTTTAAACATATACGAACCAATTGATTTATATTTGTTTACAACGACTCAATCTCAAAACTCAATCGCTCAAGTAGCATATACTTTATATGGACCAGAGGGTGATACTATTGTAGATGTCCTATATTGGGGAGCAACTACATTACAATTCCCTATAATTCAAAGAGTAGACTCACAACCTACATTCGGAGATGTATGCATTGAAAAAGTATTCGGATGTACAGATTCAACTTCATTTAATTACGATTCACTAGCAAATACAAACGATGGGAATTGTATCCCTTACATTTACGGATGTATGAATCCATTATCATTTAACTATAATCCAAACGCAAATACTCCTGATACATGTATAGCAATTAAAGTAGGATGTACTGATTCAACGATGTGGAATTATGACCCAACCGCCAACACATCAGGTACTTGTATACCTTATATTTACGGTTGTACGGACTCAACCTCATTTAATTATAATCCACTAGCAAATACGGATGATAGTTCATGTATCCCTGTAATTTACGGTTGTACAGACCCAACTTCCTTTAATTATAATCCATCTGCAAACACAGAAAACGGTTCATGTATCCCCAAAGTATATGGTTGTATTGATTCAACAATGTGGAATTATAACCCATTAGCTAACACTGATAACGGAAGCTGCATCCCTTATATTTACGGATGTATGGATCCTGGTTCATTTAACTATAACCCACTAGCAAATACAAACCAAGTTTCAGCTACCGACTTTTCAAACCCATGTATTCCTACCATCTACGGCTGCACTGATTCAACTGCCCTAAATTATGATCCGAATGCAAATACCGACAACGGAACATGTATACCCCCAATAGTCGGATGCACAGACCCAACAGCTTACAACTACAATCCAGACGCAAACGTACCAGATTCTACAAGCTGTTTATATGATGCAGGATGTATTGACGGCCCAGGAAATCCATATTGGCTAAACGATCCTTGCTATGCTTGGGTAATCGATGTTGATAACTACTGCTGTACTAACTCCTGGGATCCTGATTGTCAAGCATTGTATGATTATTGTGCGATTGCAAATAACCTTCTCAATATCGATGAAATTGGATTTAACAGTATTATCGTCTATCCAAACCCGACTAAAGATTTTTTAAATATTAAAACTAACCTAAATATTACATATACCTTATATGACTTTACAGGTAAGGTACTTATTGAAAATTCCAAAGAGAGGGTACTTGATATATCATCATTGCCAAACAGTATTTACTTCCTATCTATCAAACACCATGATAAAATATTTAATAAAAGAATTATAAAAGAGGATTAAAATGAAAAATATATTACTGTTATTATTAATCTTACCGTTATCACTTTTTAGCCAAACAACTTTAAAAAGTGGAATTAAAGAAACTCTTAAGTTCTCTACATTTTATGGTGCCTATAACGGTAATAATTCCATCTCCGATGTAACATCATACTCCGTACTAGACGGTCTCAAGACAACAACTACAGAAACCCCTTACGATTACTCAGCAGTATTTGGAATTAGAAAAATTCAAAGATTTGGATATGAGCCTGACATTCAAAATAGGTTTAAAAACGGAACAGAGAATTCATTCTCCGACGCTGCTACGATTGGAAGTAAATCTAAAGGGTTTGAATACTTAGTTGAATTCGACTATAGAAGACAGCAAGGTAGAAAATTTTTAAATCAAGACCATTTTATAAGGTATATTGCTGATAGATATGTTTTAAAAGTAGAATATTTAGAAGATGGATTTGCAGATATCGGTTACTTCGAAGCGTCGCAAAGATTTAGACATAAATTCAATAGAAGACTCTCAGTCAATATAGGAGTAATGCAACGCATATCCGAACCTTACGGATTTGATCCATTTGCTGATTATTTAAGACCTGATGGTAGTATACCTTGGATGAAAATCTCTACCGATATGGGATATAACTATGCGCTAGATGATACCTACACTAGCCCAAACGGCGAAGTAATCGCCAATAGTACAGAAGTATTCCAAGAAGTAGTTGTACCGCAAATACTTTCAGACTACGCTAATACTCAAAGAAACGCTCTACCTAGTAAATGGGAATATTCCTTAGTAGCGGGTTTTGACTACTATAAGTACTCCAAAAAGTTCTGGCTACATTCCTGGGCAAACGTACTGCCTTATCATGTTGATATAGAAAACGAATACAGCTATCATAAATTTAATAACGGCCAGTGGATAGATTACTCCGGGGGTTTAATTTTCGGTTATCGTTTTAATAAATCGCTAGGAATATTCGCCGAAGGTAGATACCATAAATATTGGAATAGAAGGTGGCATGAATTTTCAACAGGAATTAACTATATAATTTTATAAAATGGCTAAACAGGTAGGAGAAGATACTAAAGTTACACTGGATTTAAAGACTATAGGTGTCATCGTGTTTTTTATTGCAACAGTTGTTGGTATGTGGTTTACCCTACAATCTGATATTGATAAAGCAAAAGAACTACCTCTACCTCCAGACCCGGAAGTCACAAGAATGGAGTATGATATGAAAGATCAATTAATTCGCCAAACAATTATGACCACGCAAGACGATGTCAAGGAACTGAAAAGCGATATGAGACGTATAGAAGAAAAAATTGATAAATTGAAGTAATATGAAAAAGTTTTTAATCCTAATAACCTTATGCTTATCGAGTATTATTGCAAAATCGCAGGTAGTAGTTTTACATTTTAATGCAGGATGGAATAAAACTAACAACGTAGAATGGATAAAAAACTTAACTGACTGCGATGTAGAATTCGTAGATATAGCCAAACAAGATAAATTAAAGAAAAAATATTCAATAGTAGTAGTACCAACAGTCATACTTCTCCAATACGACGAAGAGAAAAAACGGTATCAAGCAGATTTAAGCTTTAAATTAACAGCAACAAAAGAAGAGGTACAGGAAAAAATAGATGAACTTATTTTAAGCGGATTCTAATTTAAAAAATTCTCTCTAATATTTATCAGTAAGAACAGTTATAAAAAGGTTGTATATGATTAAATACATAAAAAAACAAATAATGGCATTTAGAGAAATTTTTAAAGACAATAATGACGTTAACGAGAAAAACGTGATTGGCTTTTTATCCTTTGCAGTAATGGTACTCTTTGCTGCAGCAGATTTAATAACAGGGTATTTCGGTAAGGACTTAGTAGTACAGGAGTTTATTTACAACTCCTTTGTGATTGTCACCCTTGGTTGTTTTGGTATTGCTGGGTTAGAAAAATTTGCAAAAAAATAATGATACTAAAAATAGGTTCGAGAGGGAGAGACGTAAGAGAGCTTCAAGAGTTCTTAGAAGTAGGTGCTGATGGTATCTTCGGACCTGGAACAGAAGCAGCCGTAAAAAAGTGGCAAGCCGCAAATGGTTTAGTGGCTGATGGCCTCGTTGGACCTGGTACATTATCTAAAATGGATTTGTTAGATACAGATCTTACTGAGAACATAAAAAAATCAACCGGTTCTGCTACCTATACAAATACTAAGTACAAAACATCAAGCGGATTAGAAGTAGTTGAATACTTTATGCCGAAAGATGAATACAATGCAGGACCTATCAAAGCTGAATGGCTTTTTATACACCACACTGCAGGATGGCACAATCCATTTAATACCGTTAAGAATTGGGATAACGATACAGCAGGTAGGATAGCTACTGAGTTTGTATTAGGAGGACCTTCTTGCAAAGGTAACGATGTACTCTACGATGGAGTACTGGTTCAAGCATTTCCGGAAGGAAATTGGGCATCTCATTTAGGAAAAAACGGATCTCAAACAATGCATACAAACTCTATAGGTATCGAAGTTTGCAACTTCGGATACGTAGTAAACGGTAAAACATATGCCGGAGCTACTGTAGTAGATTCACAAATAGTAACATTAGCAAAACCATTCAAAGGACATAAGACTTGGCATAAATACTCAGATAAGCAAATAAACGCTCTACATAAGTGGATAGTGTGGATGGGTGAGAGAGAAGGAATAGATGTTAGAAAAGGGTTACCTGCTTTAGTAAAAGCGAAAGGAGCTGATGCGTTCGAGTTTAACGAAAATGCATATTACGGCAAAGTGAAAGGGCTATGGACACATACAAATACTCGTAAAGATAAGTTTGATATGTTCCCACAACAAGAATTACTAGACATGTTAACCAGTTTATAAAAACAGTGAAAACTCCAACCCTAATGAAAATTATCTTACTTAGTACCACAGTACTTAGCTTCTTACTAGCTTACTTTCTTGAATTATCAATGGCGAACGCTGAACAGTTCTTAGCAATAGTTGCTGTACTGCTACTCGACGGTTTTTTCGGGATGATAGCTGGAATCAAACGTGAAGGCTTCAAGACGTATAAAGCCCTTAAAGTCTTAAAATCGATATTTACTTGGGAACTTATACTAACAGCCATCCTGATGATAGAAAAAGGATTCCCAGGAACAGGGTGGTTGAGTGAAACAATAGTAACACCGTTTATTGTATTTCAACTAATGTCAGCACTTAAAAATGCATCAATGGCAGGATTTATCCAGAACGACTTGTTGAATCTTATTTTAGATAAGATAGACAAACATAAAGGAGATAGACTCTAGAGGTGGAAAAGCAAGAATTAAACAGCAGTCCATCAAGCTTTTTAGAAGTATTCCTTTCTAAACTGAAAGAACAATCCTTCACGATAGTTTTAATGCTAGGAGTTATATACTTTCAGAATAAAATGTTTCGAGAAAGAATCAGTAGACATGAGACTATTGAAGCAAAACAAGAACTCCTAATTGAAAAGATAAACCAGGAACAAAAATCACAGAGTTACGAAAGAGAGAAATATCTTATAGAACAAAAAGATTTTTACATTCAAAGAATTTTAGAACTTAAAAACAAATAAAGATTATGTCAGAAGAGGTAAACAAATCAATAGGTGATGAAAACCTAGGAGCATCTGCAAACGCTAGCGCTGGAACAGAAGTAACAGACACATCTGTAGCAGCAGGAGCTGAAGCTAATGTAGAAGTACACGCAGGTGTAGAAAACACAAATCAAATTGGAGATGTAACTATCTCTCAAGAAGCACACGCAGAAGCTGAAGTTCATGCCGAAGCAGGAGCAGAAGCAGGCTTTGATGGTAGAAATGCTAAAGTAGAAGCTGGAGCAGAAGTTGGAACATCGGTAGAAGTTGGAGTATCTAACTCAGTAGAATATGGCGGTGTAACAAACACAACCGAAGTTCATGCCGGAGCACAGGCAAATGCTGGAGTATCCGTTGGTGGACAAGTTGGAATGGATGGAGCAGAAGGACACGCAGGAGCAGTAGCTGGAGCATCGGTAGGTGTAGGCGCATCAACTGGGACATACGATGAAAGTGGAAATGGTGCAGAAGCAGGAGCAGGTGTATCGGTTGGAGTACAAGCTGGCGGTAGTGTTGGCGGTGGTGCAACGATGGATGATGGTGTTGCAACCGTTGGAGTTGATGGTAAACTTGCCCTCTTAGTTGGAGTTGATGTAGACCTTTCAGTAAGTGTAGATACTAAACCAGCACAAGAAGCAGCTCAGAAACTAGCAGAAGAAACAGCAGAAAAACTTAGATTAGAAGAAAATGCTAAAGCAGCCCAAAAGTTATTAGATGATGCAGCCGCAGAAACAAAAAGACAAACAGATGCAGCCGCAGCAGAATTACAAAGACAAAAAGACAATGCCGCAAGAGAATTAAAAAAGCAGGCAGATGATGCAGCAGAAGCTTTAAGATTAAAAGATGCAGCAGACGCTTTAAAGAAAGCCGGTAAGAAAGCTAATCCAAAAAACTGGTTCTAAATGAAAAAAGCATTCAAATTTTGAAACCCATTTATAAAAAAGTAAAAACATTATGAAATTAATCAACTGGCTTTCAGGCCTACTAAAAGATGAAAAAGGAACTCCCTCTTCAAAACGCTTTATAGGAATACTATCAGGTATATCTTTATGCGTAACGCTCTTTGCAAATCAATTCACAGCTGAAGCAATAGCACCATCTCCTGTTTTAATAAATGCAGTAGCAGCTTTAGCATTTGGAGCTTTGGGACTAGCATCAGTAGATAAGATCTGGGGTAAAAAAGGAGATACTACAGAGGAGCAATAGAAGTTGCACTCTCCGTATTTTTGTACTATATTTCAAATAGTATGAGAAAGATCCAACAGTACTTACTGCCCTCCCTTATAGCAGTATCAGCACTTTCAGTATCCGCTTCCGCAGCATTCTACTCAGTCTCAGGACTAAGCAAACTCTTTGCCGGAGCCGCACTTGCTGTCATAATAATGGCTGCTTCCTTAGAGGTAGCTAAACTAGTAATAGCTTCACTATTATACCAGTATAGAAAAACACTACCCAAATTCCTTAAATACTATCTATCAGTAGCTTGTTTTGTATTAATACTAATTACAAGTATGGGTATTTACGGGTTCCTATCTGCTGCCTATCAAAAAACAGCATCAGTATCGGGAACAATTGATGCTCAAATAACGTTAGTGGAAACTAAAAGGGATAATATTAAAGAGCAATTAAACGTATTCAACACAGAAAAGGAAAGTATTAACAAATCAGTAACAGATTTAAGAAATGGACTATCCAATAATGTTATAACATATACAAATTCAGAAGGACAGGTAATGACCTCAACCTCATCAGCTACCCGTAGAGCATTAGAAAAACAACTGGATCAAGCGATTGAACGTCAGACTTCAATCAATACCCGAGTGGATGATCTAAATGAAAAATTATTTACATATGAAACAGAAATAGTAGAAGTATCTACTAATAACGAGTTGACAAGTGAGCTAGGACCTCTTAAATTCCTTTCCGAGTTAACAGGTATTCCTATGAATAAAATCATTAATGTTTTACTCTTAATTATTATATTTGTGTTTGATCCATTAGCGATTGCTCTAGTAATAGCCGCTAACTTTGCTTTTGAACAAATCAAACCAGAAGAAGATGATTTATCCGATTTAGAAGGGACAATAAATGATGGGTTAGATGAAATTGAAGATTGGGATGAGGGATTAGAAGAAATTATATACGGAAGTGACTTAGAAGAAGAAGATGATTTGTTCGATACATGGTACGAGAATATGGAATTCCCCCTCCTGAATGAACCACTAATGCAAGCAGCTAAAGAGTACGAAGCTACAACCTCCGAGGAGCAGATTGTAGAAGAAGAAATACCTCAACTAAACATGGATATAGCTAAGGACTACATGCACGCTAGACCTGGATATAAACCACCCAACTCTATCCAGGCAGACGACGGTATGGGAGGTAAAGTCTATTAATAGCCAAGTTGCTATATTGAACTAATTAAGTTATCTTTAAAAAAGTATAAAAGTTATAAATCAAATAAATGCAAGAACACAACAAAAATCAAGAAGCAGTGATAGCTATTGCTGGGAAACATCTAGGACAAGTAGGAGGAGCAGGGTACAGCGATCAGTACAACCCAGACCTACTAGTAGCAATTCCTAGAAATCTAAACAGAGAAGCTTACGGTATCGACGAAGCAAATTTACCTTTTGTAGGAAGCGATGTCTGGAATGCTTACGAAGTATCCGCTATTACAGAAACAGGAAGACCAGTAGTAGGTATGTTAAAGATAGTATACCCCTCAGACTCCCCTTTACACGTAGAGTCTAAATCTATAAAGCTGTATTTAAACTCCTTTAATATGACAAGACTGGGGAAAACAGCAAAAGAGTGTATGTCCTTGGTAGAAGAGAGGGTAGTTAAAGACCTGAGTACTGCACTTCATACAGAAGTAGCTGTAAGATTCTTCGATACTGATTTCGGACCTCAAGCAGACTTTGGAAAAGAGTATATAAACATAAGTCGATTAACAGACTTAGACGAGGTGGAATTTAACGTATTCCAATCAGACGCAAACCAACTAAAAAGTGTAGATGAAGAAGTTTCAGATACGGTAATAAAAGTACATTCAGATCTCTTAAGATCTAACTGTAGAGTAACAAATCAACCGGATTGGGGTGATGTGTACATACATATGGAAGGAGTAAAAGAGCCAGATTACGCTTCTATTGCAAAGTACATAGTATCTCATAGACAGGTATCTCACTTCCATGAAGAGATTGTAGAAATGATATTTACACATCTTACTGAAGCTTTTAATCCTAACAAGTTAATGGTATGTGCTCTATATACAAGAAGAGGAGGATTAGATATTAACCCTATCAGAGCTACTCATCAAGATATGATCCCAGCAGCCTTTATAGGAGTTGAGTTTAGAAATCGAAAAACACTTAGACAGTAAAACATAAAGTTGCGATATAGAAAAATTGTTCGTATATTTAGGTATGGAGAAAAAGAAATATGTCTATGTGCCCAAAGTATACGAGCAACGAACTGTATATGACTTAGAAATGCAAGACGATGACGGGAGTATTAGTGTATGGAGATATGATAAGAAGAAAAACCCATACGGACCTTATCAGACAACTACAAAATATCCAATAGGTCATAATTTTAATCCGGAAGCAAAAATTCCAAAAAGTAAACAGAAATACGTAAACCCAAAAACGGGAAAAGAAGTAAGTTACGCCCGAGCAAAGAACCTCGGACTTATATAAAAACATATGATAATACTAGGAGTAATAACAGTAGCCCTTGTAGCTGCACTGGTTAATCTAGGGCTCTCCCTACGCGAAGCTAAAAGTCATATAAGAGAGTTAGAAGAGAGTTTTGCCTTGGAGAGAACCAAGATTAGAAAAGATGCACAGTTTAGATCTTCGGCAGTGAATTGGGGGAAAACAATTGAGCATTTTGTACCGTTTATGACAGAATTTCCAATACCGCCGGAAGATGTAGTATTTTTAGGAATGCCTATAGACTACGTAGGGTTTACAAACACCGGAAGTAAGACTAAATGCGAAGTACACTTTGTAGAAGTTAAATCAGGAAGTTCTTTCTTAATGGGTAAGCAGAAAAATATAAAAAAAGCTATACAGGAAGGAAGAGTTTACTGGCATGAAGTAGCAGTAGAAAGTAACGCAGAAAGAGAAAAATAATGACTTTAAAAAAACAATCTATAAGAAGAATCGAGGATGTTACCTTAAACGGAAAAGTTACTACTAAAGAAGAGCTTATCTTCGTAAGTACCGGCTGGGCAGAGAAGGAGGTAATATTGTTTAAGAAGGTATTATCGCAAGGAGGAGTATGTAGAATAGGCGGAGATCTACTTAAGGTAGATAAGGTAGAGCTGATAAGACCTATCAGCGATAGAAACATTTAACCAGTATGAAGCTACTTACAGAATACAACAACCTAACCGAGCAGGAAAAAGAAGAACTGCTTAACCTACTCTTCGCAGACGGATACACCTCAGATCTAGAACTTATGAGAGATTCCGAAAAAAATGTACTAGATCACGAGTGGGATACGATAATTAAAAAACTCGCAGGAGCTAGGCTAAGAATGACTCTAGAAGAAGAAAAAATAATAAAATCTGTTGCAAAAAGACTTTAAAGTTCGTATATTATAGTAATAAAAAAAGATGGATAACCAGAAAAAACACGTAGTATTATCGCTTTCGGGCGGGATGGATAGTAGCACTCTGCTACTTAAATGTCTAAAAGAGTTTGACACAGTAACAGCTTTATCATTCGACTATGGACAAAAACATAGAGTTGAATTAGAAAGAGCTCAATCATTAGTAGATTATTTAAATAATAAGTGTAGCGATGAAGAGTGTTACGGAGGTTGTAGAATTAAATACCAAGTTATTAAACTAGATGGATTAGTTAACCTATTAGATTCAGCTTTAGTAACAGGAGGAGATGATGTACCTGAAGGTCATTATGCAGAAGATAATATGAAAGCAACAGTTGTTCCTAACAGAAACAAAATATTTGCTTCTATTACCCAAGCCGTTGCTCTATCAGTAGCAAATAGGACAGGAGAGAATTGTGATATTGCAATGGGTATCCACGCAGGTGATCATTCAATTTATCCTGATTGCAGACAGGAATTTAGAGATGCAGATGATGAAGCTTTTAGACTAGGTAATTGGGATGCCGAAAGAGTACATTATTGGACACCTTACTTATTAGGAGATAAATTCACTATCCTACAAGATGGGGAAGTATTATGTGAAGAACTAGGTTTAGATTTTGATGAAGTTTATAAAAGAACAATGACATCTTATAAACCAATTCATATTCATGGTGGAGGGGGAGATGGATGGTATGCCGATTATAAATCAGCCTCTTCAGTAGAACGTATTGAAGCTTTTATGGCATTAGGTAGACCTGATCCATCACAATATGCTGATGAGAAGGGGGTTGTAGATTATGAAACAGCTAGAATTTACGTAGAACAGGTTCTATCAGAATATGAAAAAGAACAATTAAATATAAAATAATATTATGAGCGACGGAATAACAGAAGCAAGACGAGGTAC